TTTACTACCTTCTTGACTGCCGTAAAATGATTGAATTATATCGAGGCATTTGAACATAAGCTGCGCTGAATGACAGGTATCAAAACCTTTAAAGTCGGTATCCAGTATGGCTTTAGCACTCGAATTAATAATCTTCTTTAGTTGATCCCACTCTATACTGAAGGGATTAATTCCCACAGCAGATCCATTATTCAGCCTACACTGGTGAAAATGGGCACAAAAGCACATAAAGTATCTTCTGAAAAGTATGGTCAACACTTGTGGACCTCCTGCTACGAGTCTCAATTTTCCCTTCAACATAACGTCGTCAAACTTCTTTCTCTCATCCTTCGGAAAATCTTTAAAAATGAAATAAGGTATATGACCTTTTTCACATTCTATAATGGTATCGTCGACTGACTTCTTAAGAGCTAAAGCTCGCTCATTTGTCAAGTCATACTCGTCGTCTTTACCAAACCAATACTCTTTACCTTTATATCCTGGTGGGATATTCTGACAATCGGGAAAACCCGCTGAAGTGGATCTTGGTATCGCATCGTAATACTCTAGCCCCGGTATACCTTTAACCGCTTCCTCAAATGTCAGCAGTCTTCTAAGTGGCACGTTATGGAAAGGCGCTATTCGATTCAATGTTTCAAGATACTCAGTAACGCATTCGTCCAGTATAGCATCATCTAGGAATCTTTTGTCCCTAGAATATTTGCGGATGGACTTATAAACGCGTGGTTCATAACCATTATCTGTCTTGATATCGTTCATCATGACTGGCATGGTAGTGGAGTCCTTCCACGTTCCGTGAAGGGCTGTGGGAACAATAGTGCTCCTCTTGGAGCTAAACATAGGTACAGGTATAGAATCTACAATACAGAAACCGTCAAGTCCTTTTAATGAACCCCTTTGAGCTACAAACCCTTGATGGAATTTTGGGTCGTTAATATCGGAATCCAAGGGATCAAGATAATTACCATCAAAGAACGGGTCATTGTTCAAATCGAACATACCCAATGGTGTGGATAACGCCCAACCACCTTCATTACCAGCTACATGCATAGCTAAGAGTGGTTTTTGGCAGGCTTTATCAGCCACAAAATACAATGATCCACAATCACCATTCTCACTCGGCATCTTTGTTCTAAAACAAGTCTCAATAACATTGGTTGTTCCTAATTGCTGATCACCTACTTCTGTAGGGGCTTCAAACAACCCTCCAGTGCTATAAGATAAACCAGCACATTCAGGTCTTAAAATTGCAACTTCGAATGTCGGCCTATTGGATAGATAATCCATGCCAGTAATAAATTTCCTAATATCCTTATGAGGATTACAGAAAGGAAACTTCACAAAAGCACAATCATAACTTGGTTGTTCTCTACGAACAAAAGTAAGGAATACCGAAGATTTCACACTTTGAATGCTTCCAGAACCATAAGATGTAAATGTAATAAGGGGATCTCTCTCTAGATCGGCAGCAATACCTGATACAAAATGCAACGGCATCATTGCCACTCTATTGGTTACAAATACCATAGTTCCTATTTGAATTCCAGCTATTTTTATCAGATACATAGATTTGGTTCTGATCGTTTCAGCTATGTCCTTCATATTCTTATTAATTCCACCTTCAGTGACAAATGCTCC